CCAGTCACCACGACGGTAGCAGCACGGTCAGCAGCCGAAGGTTCATTGTACAAAACGCCAATAGCTTGAGCGCCATCACCAGCAAGGTCAACTTGACCATCAGCAGCAAGGGCTACAAACTTGAATTGACCAGCAGACAGATCAGCGCCTGCTTCAAATGTGCGCGTATCGCGACTTTGGAATACGGCCATTGTTATTCTCCTTTATAAATGGCTTTAAGGACCTCACGGCCTTCGTCAGTCTTGGCGACTTCATCATAGGCTTTCGCGTAGTCCGATTTTTTCATTTCCTTGGCTTCCATATGAGCCTTAACAAGAGACTCCATCTTGTCGTTTGCAGTGGCGAACTCACCATCAACATCCGACTTACCAAACTCTTCCATCTTGTCTGCGAAAGCCTTGTCAGCAGCGTGGAGGGCTTCCATCAGCATGTCCACTTCGTCCATCTTCTCGACGGCAACCAAGAGGCTCTTAGCTACATCAGTCTTGAAGTGGGGGAGTTCAGCTTCAGCACGTTTCGTCAGAGCAGCATCAGCCTTTTCAATCTCTGCTTCCTCAAGTGCTTTCAGAATAGGTGCAGGAACGTCTGCTTTGTTGATTTGCTCACCGCCATATTCGATGAACTCCTCAGGGGCTTTCTTTTCGATACCCTCTTTGGTAATCCTGTAGCCTTCATCAAGGATGTATTTACGAAGGTTCTGGTTTTGTTCCTTAAGAGTTTCTACCTCTTCAGAAGTGTCAAAGGCTTTCATAAGTGCTTCTTCAGCAGTCTTACGGTCACAGCCTTTGGCTTTCATGTAGTCTTTAATTTTTTTGTCCATCTCTTCGGACATTTTAACAACTTCATCAGTCATTTCAGTATTTTCTCCGTTTGAAGCATCAGCCTTAAAAATAGGGGCCTTAGCAAACTGATTTGCTCCCTTATCCACAAGACTAAGTTCCTCAAGGTTTAGGTTTACAAGTTCAGTTGGCATTGAACTCCTCCTTTTGAGCTGACCCTCCTATTGAGAACTCAGCAAAATCACCAGACTGAACAGATTTCCAGAGAGTGTCATCAGAAACGTAGTAACCCACAATCCAACCCTCCATATTCGTCTGGATTCCTAGTGCATCCATGATGTCTTTCGACACAGGGAACGAATGGACAATATCACCCACTTGTTCACCTTGGTGCATCAACTTTCCAACACGGACACCTTTCATGAACTCATTGATTGCATTATGAAGCGTCTCTGTGCGGATAACGTCCCCTTGACGGTCAACTACCAACTCACCATCAACTTTGGTGACACTAGCCCACCCGTATAGAATACGCTGCTCTTGGTCTACCTTGATAATTTGGAAATTATTGTGAATATCTGCTTTCTCAATCTCGGTCATATCACTCGCCTGTATTGTTGTTCTGAGGTGCGCCTACGGTGTTATCTTCGGGCACATCGTCATCAGGCCCGTTGTAGTAATCAGCACGAGCATTAGCCATACGGCGCTCAGCCTCTAGGTCTTGGGCATAAGTATCACGATCAAGGTTAGGCAGTTCCGCATTATCCAACAGTGCATCCACAATATCAGGCTGTGACGCAAGGTTAATGTCAGCACCATTGAGGTTACGCAGGTAAGACCCGAGTTCCTTAAGGTCATGGGGTGCAACATCACCAGCAACAATCTTGGGCATTAGGTCAAAGTCAAGACCATTGAGTTCCCAAAGACGCTCTACCAACTGCTTATTAAGCACGTCTACAATTGTCTGGATGTAACTCTCAAGGGCACGTAGGAATAAGTCAGTCTTACTCTTAGACAGGGCATAAGACCCATTGCCACTGCCCAACATAAGAAACTCACTCAGGACACTACGGGCAATGTCATGCTGGTAACGCTTCACAATCGGGTCAATATCAATGTTACGGTTGCCCTGAGAGGACATTAGCTCTACATCAACCATGCGGATATTTGTAAGGTCTCCTTCTTTACCGGGGTAAGTATCCGAAGGGACCATGAGGTAACCTTGCTCATTGAACTTAACATCCCGAAGGATAGTCTGCATCTCAGCTACAAAACCCTTCTGTGCAGCCGTAGCATCGGGGCTAAGGTATTCAGCAGGGATACGGGCTACAGGAATACCAGCAAGTTCACGTTCAACTGCAATAGCCTCAATGTTCTGAAGGTTGTTCAGGTATTCATAAGAGGTGTAAGCATTACGGATGATAGGACGCCCAGCAGGATCATTGTTAATGCTAGTAGTGCGGTAGTACAGGCTTTTGCGTGTAGGGATGTAGTGCTTATTATTACCGTAGGAACCTTCTTGGTAAAGACCAAGGATATCACCTGTCTTCTGGTCTACATCGAACCTAGAGACTGTCCAAGGGGCACGAGAGGCAATCTTACGGACACCAATGCGACCATCGGAATACTTGGACCGTTTCTTGGGGTTCTGAGTGTCCATCCCTTCACGACGTTTATAGACTACCTCGAACCATGCAAAACCATATGACAAGAACGCAAGGGCTTCAGAGATGTGGTCGTCAAGTGTATGGTCCATGTCCTCAAGGACAGACTCTACAAACTCAGCCTCACGTTTAGCCGCCTCTGAATTGTCTACAGACTCCACCTTAAGGTCAACGTCCCGAAGAATCTGCTCAACGGCATACATGACTGCACCAATAGTAGAGTCATTCTCCCGCATCTAACGGTACTTCTTGATAGCCCGTTTGCCACGAAGCTCAGGAAGGAACTCATCACTACGGATTTGACCGTTCCGAGTGTTATCTCCGGCAACCCCAAGGATTTGCTTTGACTCTGTTTCTGAAAGTTGTTTAGCCATTAGCGATAGATTTCCTGTGGGGTTACTTAAAGAGTTTTCCGATAGACATTTTGATAACTACAAAGAAAGGAAGCCATACCCAAGGGAATACAGGTTTGTAGGGATGGTCATCTCGCCACTCTCGGGTAATATTATCTATGTATTTACCCTTGTGTTTAAGGATCAGGTGGTATTCCTTGCCCGTATGAACCCGGTGAAAGGTAGTCCTGAACAAGAGTGTGTTAATCCAGAATCTTACCCAAGAGTTCCCTGCTACAATCCATGCCACCGTCAGTGCGTAATCATCACAATCACCTTTAGTGGTAACTGACCACCCGTCCAGATTATCAGGTTCATAGACCCACTTATTGTTAAATTCCTCTAGGGTCAGTTTTCTCATACTATCGCAAACCTTTAGAATCAGAGTAGACCAACTGAAGTTGAGGTTTCTGGTATGACCCTAGCATCAGGTCCGTGAGTGCCCACACAAGGGCGTCAAGACGGTCAGGAGAGCCGATAGACCCGAGGGGTTCCCATGTACGCATCTGTGTCTCAAGCTCACCCAAGGACGCCTCACAGTCCCTCACATGACGGACAAGACCACGTTCGTATAGTGCGCTAATAGGTTCAGCCCTAGCGAACTTACCTCGGGACGCATGGACAAGTTTAATAGGAACAGTCTCATCTTCTACCTCGATAGTCCTGCGCACCATGTCACCACCTTGGTTACGTTCTGCTACAATACGGTCAGCTTGGAAGTGGTGATAGAGTTCAATAGCCTTGGAGGCCCAACCTTGAGGTGTTAGTCTGTCGGTGTAGTCACCCAAGACATACCCCTTACCGTTTACATCAATACCGGCTACGACAATACCTGTCATATCTGATTCTTTGTTAGCTGTAATGGCAGGGTCTAGGGAAACTACAACACGGTTGAGTTGGGGGACTTCCTTGAGTGCTACTTGAGAACTATCCAGCATGTCGGTAGTCCAGAGGGCACCTTCAGCCTCTTCCATGACCTCAGCATAGAGCTCTTGTCGGCCAAGGCGGGTGCCTTCATATTGGTCCTTGACAGCCTTCAGGTAAGTGTCTGCAAGGTTGGCAGCGTTGTCGAAGGTGGACCCAGTGGTGACGTGGGTGGTGGGTTCTTTCAGTAGGGTTCTGACGAGCTTAGTTGGCTTTGGTGTCGTTGTGACAACTGCACGGGGGTGTTTACCCAAGCGAAGACAGAATTGAGCCATTTGCCAAGTCTCTTCATCATACGCCCAAGCTGCCATCTCATCCGCCCACAAGAATTGAAACTGTGGTCCACGAAGGCGCTCGGGCTCTTGACTAGAGTAAAATTCAATCTTGGCCCCATTCTCCCAAGTCAGCGTCCTTTTCGTAGGAGACCACTCAGGTGCGCCCATTCTTTTACCTGCATAGGTTACATCATCTTTCCAACACAGGTTAAGGAAACCAGATTCACCTTTAATGGCAACTCTCTCTACGTCACTGTTTGTAGCCATAATTGCGCCGCCACGCTTAAGCCCACGTTTTACCTGTTCCCTGCACCACTGAACCCCGGTCCAAGTCTTACCAAAACCACGACCACAATTTAGGAACCAAGTATTCCAATCACCTTCGGGGGCAAGTTGCTCAGGTCGCGCCCAAAACTTATGGTCATACTTAAGTTCTTCGAGTTGCTTAGGGCTAAGTTGAGAAAGAGCTTCTTGGACTTGCTCGTCAGGAATCTCCCTTAGCTGTTCGGCTGTAAATGTCGTCGGGGTCATATCTGTTGCCTTTGGCGATATTAACGTCTGCTGGAAGAACTTGGAGATTCCACGGCACATGAAGTCCAGACACGTTATCACCACAACAAGACTTACAGTAAAACTGCAAACCGTCTTTTGTGTTCTTGTTCTTACCGAAGTCAAACTTGAGTTTGGTCTCGTCGCACTTCTTGCAATATTTCATAATACCCTCCAGTATCCCTCCTAGTGTGTATAAGAGGGTGAGCCAAGTTTGCAACCTCAGCCCACCCCAGAGCGACTACGGGAGGGTTCGTAGCCACCGATTCGATTAGTCTTCCTCTACACCCTTACCAAGAGCCTTCATAAGCGCCTTAACTGCACCCTCAGACTCTTCCTCATCAGTTCCAACCTCACGGGTTTCCTCTACAGTCTTAGGTGTCCACCCACCTTGTGTACGAAGCCAAAGGTCTTGAGACTTGAAGGTAGTAGGACTTTCAGGATCACCATTGATAGCCTGATTAGCTACCTTGTTACCAACCTGACGGGTAATCTCATTCCGGGGGCCATGCCAATCATCACCGTAGTACTTATAGAAGCTAGCGATACTAACAGGTGCCCAAGCATACTGTTGTATCTCAGACATAGTGTCCTTGAGTGTCACACCAGCAGCAGAACACTCACGGACCTTCTTACCGATCTCACT